GGGGGGGGGGGGGCCCCCCCCCCCCCCCGCGTCTGCTGTTTCATGTACTTTTCCATGGCCTGGACCTGATACTTTGGCGGCAGGTCCGAAAGGTTGATGGCCATTTTATTCCCCTCCGCCGTCCGGCTCTTTTTTCCTGCCTCCGCGCCGTCCGGCCCGGTCCCGCTCGTTCTTCATTGCCTGGATGGCCACGACGTAAAAGGGGCGAAGGCGTTTCCACTCACTTTCCGGCAACTCGTATTCCTGCCTTGCCATATTGGCCTCCCATAGTTGGATGGCCTTTTCCATGGCCTCGCAACGGCTCCGCTGCCTCCGCCGCTCTCTGGCCGTCTTAACGGCTCCGGCCACCAGGGAGATCCCCAGGATTGCCGCCGCTGTTTGCCCCTTTGTCAGCCCAAAATACACGGCCGCCGTCAGATACCCGAACTCCGCCAGTCCCATTCCAAAAAGCACCGCCACAATGGTGATCATGGCGTATCCTACCGCCCGCAGATATTCTTTCACGTCTTATTCCTCCGTTTCCGGTATCTCAATGTACTGCCAGGACATCGGCGGGTGCGTCATTCCAAACTCCGCCAGTTGGCTGGGCGTGTCGAATTTCTCTGGTTTTTTCACAACCCACGCGCACACACTTTTCCCGGGTCCTCCGACATAGTCCACCAGATCGGCCAGTGGTACACAGGACCGTTTATTCAGTCCGGTCAGCAGGTTGGTTTTTATGTATCCAGGGCAAGAGAATTTCCCCTGCACCGCTCCCGTCCCGCTCACATATACCAGGACCAGCAGGGGCCACGGGTCAGGCTCTCCCGCTCCACCCTGCGGGGCTGTCTTTCTAATCTCCAGGTCCTTCTCTCCGGCCAGGATCTTCTCCCACCATTCCGGTTTCATGCTCATAAGCACCGCCCGCACGATCAGCCCCCCCTTCGCTTTCATTTCCTTGCACGGGGATAAACCGGCATTTGTCCACGGCGAACTCCGCCACATAGCCTATCGCCGTACAGGCCAGGAGAATATCCGCCATGAGATCGTCCGCGTCCTCCTGTCCGCGCCCGTCCCGGTTCATGCCCCGCAGATTTTGCGCCATGATCCGGCCGAACTCATGCAGATTTTCCGCCGCCTCCAGCCACCGCTCTTTTTCCACGGTGTACCCGATTTCGATTTTCTCCACGGCTCACACCTGCTTTCTAAAACGGTCCATGAAATGGGCGGCCCACTCAGTCGTCGCTCCCTCCTGGTCGCTCCAGGGGAGGGCAGAGGCCGGAAGGTCCGGGAAGTAGGCCCGCAGGTTGTCTTTGTAGAAAACGGGGATCTCGTTCTCTGCGCAGAAGGCCGCGATCTGGTCCACCCACTCCCGGCGCGGCACCACCTTGTCCCGGCGGTTCCCGGTTTCAGCCCCCAGGATCACCCACTGGGGCAGGCCCTCCGCCGCGTTCATGTCCACCGGCCCCAGCAGCGGTTCCATGCTCCAGAACGTGTTGATATTCGCCCAGGGCATTGGGTAGGCGGCGGCCGCGTCCTCATTGGCCACCGTGGACCCATACCAGAAATTTTCCGCATGTGGAAGGAGGGCCACCTGGTCCAGTTCCAGGTATCTGGCCGGGTTTTTCGTCAAAAACAGGTATCGGTGCTGCGGGGCGCGCTGGCAGGCGTCCAGGACCTCCACGATCCAGGAGGTTGGCACCCAGCGGCCAAACAGGTCCGCCATGGAACACACAAAGACGGTCTGCGGCTCCTCCTGGCGCTCCGGCTGGTTCAGCCGGTAGCGGTGCATGGTAGGCTCGAACCCATAGGGGTATGGCGTGGCCTTGATCTTGCTTTCCAGGACGTGGAGGCCGCCCAGGTTGGCGCTGTCCTCCATTCCCGCGTCAAAACGGTGCGCGGTGCGTCTGGCGTAGCAGTACGGGCACCCGTGGCGGCACCCAGTAACGGGGTTCCACGACATTTCCGCCCAGTCAATTTTCGTCTTGTTCATCGTCTGCGTCCTCCTTCCACTCGTTCACGATACAGTCCCGGCAGTTGTAGTCCGGGCAGTAGGTGCAAATGTCCACCCCGTCCTTGGCTGCGGCCCGGATCATGGCCTCCAGGTCCGGTATGTTGATCTGCCTGTTAGGGTGGATCAGGTCCACCACTCTGGCCAGATACCTGGCCGCGTCCCAGTCCCCGTACACTTCCGCCGGCCCGCTCGGTTCCATCTTCTCCGGGTCCATTGGCCAGATCGCCACCGAACCGCCGGCGGGGTTCGCGTCCCACCTGGCCGCCGATTGCTCCATGATGTTCCCATTTTCATCCCGGCGGGTCCGCCCCATAATGGCGTCGCCCACTCCGATCCCGATAACGCCCATATTTTCCTCCGTTCCTTTCCGGTGGCTATACCGCCACCGCCTTTTCCAGTTCCTCCATGGTGGTGATCGCCTCGCCGCACCACTCCGGCAGGTTGGCCCGCACCAGGGCCGTGGCGAAGGGAGGGGGAACCGCGTTCCCGCACCGTGCCACCTGTTTGGTTTTTGGGTACTCCCGCCCGGTATAGTCCCGCTCGATCTTGTAGTCCCGCGGGAACCCATTGGCCATATACAATTCCCGGGGTGTCAGCATACGCAATCCTATGTCCGCCATAAAATAGGCCGTTCCGCCGATCTCGAACAGGATCACGTCCTCCGGCCCCAGGTGATACCCGCAGTAGGTGTTCAGCAGGTCCCGGATCTCCGGCCAGTGTTTCGGATCCGCGTCCCGCTCCGCTCTGGCCACCACAGTGGTGACGACGCCGAAGTGGCCGCCGCCGGCGGTGATGGTCTGCACCGGCTCCGACATGGGGCCGCCCAGGTTGGTCCCCTTCATTTTGACCAGGTGGGTGGCCGTCAGGGCGTTGTGGTCCACGGCCGTGACGGTGTGGAGCGGTTCCCCGGCGCTCTGGCCATGCTGGTCGCTCCCGTAGTATTTGACCAGGCTGGCCGCCGCCAGGCCGTAACGGTTGGAGGCGTCAATGGTCATAAGCGGGTCCGCCACTCCCTGTCCCCGTACTCTCTCGGTTTGCTCTGTGTGGTACTGGATCAGGGCCGGCGCCACCACGCACTCCTCCGCCTTTGAAACCTGGGTGTGCGTCGGCTCCGTGATTTTTCTCCCCCGCTCACCTCCTCCGGTTTGTCCTATGGCCGTCAGTGTCGGGGTGATCACCATTTGATGGCCGCCCGCTCCGCTGCTTGTGATCGTGTTCACCGGCTCGGTGATCTTGGTCCCCGTGGCGTTCTCGTTGTTGTGCATGGTCAGCGGGGCTATGACGGGGTAGGCCACGCCATAGCCGTGCTTTGCCGTAATGGTCTGGAGAGGTTCCGCCGGTAACTGCCCCCGGAACTCCCCGGCATGGTTCAGCACCACCAGGAACGGGTCCGGCGCTTTGATGGAGAACTTGTCCACCCCACGGATCACCCGCCGCATGGTATTGGGGCGGAGGGGGCGCTGGGCGGAAAGCCCGTATTTCTCCCGGATGGCCTCCCGCGTGTCGAAGATAGAAGGGCAGGGCAGGCTCCAGTCTATGACCTCCGCCGCGCTCCTCCACGGCTTTTTCTTTCCCTCCAGCACCTCCGGGCTGCCCGCCGGCGCGTGGGTCGGTTCCGGCCACACAATGGGCGTCCCGTCACAGCGGGCGATCAGGAAGAACCGCTTTCGCGTGGTGGGCGCTCCGTAGTCAGCCGCCACCAGTTCCCGCCATTCCACGGCATAGCCCAGGGCCTCCAGTTGGGAAAGCCACTGGCGGAACGTCTGTCCTGCCTTTGACTTCACCGGGCGGCCCTTTCGGACGGGTCCCCAGGTCTGGAACTCCTCCACGTTCTCCAGCATGATCACCCTGGGCGCCACGGTCCCGGCCCACCGCAGGACGATCCAGGCCAGGCCCCTGATATTCTTGTCTACCGGCTGTCCTCCCTTGGCCTTGGAAAAATGCTTGCAGTCAGGGGAGGCCCACAGCAGCCCCACCGGCCGGCCCTGGCACACCTCGCGGGGGTCCACGTCCCACACGCTGGCTTGGTAATGCTCCGTAAATGGGTGGTTTGTCTTGTGCATGAGTATGGCGTCCGGATCGTGGTTGATGGCTATGGTCACGGGGCGGCCGGTGGCCAGTTCGATCCCCGTGGAGGCCCCGCCGCCGCCGGCGAAGTTGTCCACAATGATCTCCTCCAGGAGGTTGATCTGCGCCCCGCTCATTCCCTCGCCGCCTCTCTCATTCCATCCACGTACCTGCTGGCCGCCTGTTCTGCCTCGCAATACGGGCACCGCCCGTTCATCCATCCGGCGCGGAAAACGCGGTTACACTCCGGGCACGTCATGGCGTCATGCTCACCAGTCGCCAGTTGTACCATGAACCCTTGCAGGTTCAGCGCCCAGGTCAAATAAACTTCCTTTGCGTACACAGCCGTGGCCAGTTCGTCCGCCATAGCCACAGCCTCCCGGCGTGGAACCAGGATCGCGTGGTTGTCCCGCGTCCTCTTTCCAGGCTCCGCCCATCCGGCCCGTTTCGCTCCCATGTATTCCCGTGCTTTTGCATGGGCCTCTCTGTATGCCTCCGCAAAGTCTTTCACTGTGTTCTCCCTCCTGTCATATCCAGATACATGGCGCAGTCCTTCCCGATCCTCTGGCAGTACGCCCATTCCACCATGGCACCCCGGCTCTCCCGGTAGTCCGGCAGGAACACGGCCAGGTCCGCCGCGTCCACCATGGCCATGCAGATCCGCATATAGTCCCCGTCGGTCAGGCCGTCCGGCAGCGTGGCCGGGTTCAGGACCACATGGCCCGCCTCCTCCAGGGCCTTGGCGGCCTCCCGGAACTTTGCCCGATACCGCCGATCCCCGGTGATCTTTCCGGCTATGTAAACTTTCATCGGCTTGCCTCCTATTCGTCGAAAACCTCGAAATATTCCTGGTACGGGTAGCCCGTCATTTCGTGCCACCCGGTCCTGCAGGTCGCTCCGTCGTCGAACTTATACAGCACCGCGCCCTTTCGTGCTTTTGGCTCCTTCCTCCAGGAGGAGGAGGAAACCACCTTGTAGGTGATCACCGGCTTGTCCATGTTTTGGGTCTTGCTGTACCGCTTTCCCCGTTTCCCGATCTCCCGGTACTTCTCCATGGTGGAGCGGCTTTCCTTCATCAGGTAGGCCGCCAGTTTTGCATGGTTTCCCCGGCGGTCCAGGGGTTTGAAACTGATACCCCCGCCGCCCCTTGGGACGTTCTCCCATGCCTCGGTGATGATCTCCGGGTCCATGCGGCTGATCACCACGTGTATGTGTGGGTTGGTCATGCGCTTGGTTTCGATCACCACCACCGCCCTGTACTGGATCCCACGCTTTCGGCAGGCTTTCCGAAGGTTGGCCAGGAAAGCGGCCTTGTGGGCCAGGATCTCCTCAAAGGTTGTGTCCTTGTCGTAGTAGTGGAGGACGGCGTGGAGGTCCCGGTGGTCAAAGTTGGCGTTCAGGTCCCAGCGCAGGTGTTCTTCTGCCACCCGCTCGTTGATCCGGGCTTGCTTTTCCGTAGTTGTCCCCTTATTGGGGCCGCGCTTGACCCCCTTGGTGTGGACCCGGAAGGATTGCATTTTCCTGTGTTCGACGGTCCGGCCAGCCTGCACCATCCTGTGTACGTATGGCATGGTGCCCCCTCCTTTACGGGTGCTGGTCACTTTACTAATGGCTCTTACCGGCGCTCACGGGGCCGCGGCCCCGTTGATTTTTTCTTGTTGCGAACCGCCTGGAAAACTGATATAATATAGGTATCCAGGACGGTTTCTCCGTCGCTTATATTGCCACCTGCGCCGTGTTGACAGCACCGGGCGCAGGGGGCTTTTCTTTTTATGCCAGGTAATCCTTGGCCATTTCCAGCAATTCCGCCGCGTGGTCCTGGTCAATGATTTTGACCTTGCCGGGCTTCTTCGGATCTGCGTCGATTGCCCAGCACGTTTTCTTTGCCAGTATTTCCCGCTTGTTCAGTTCCTTGTCCAGCCTGCTTTTGTAATAGTCCCGGTCTTTCCCCCAGGCCACAAACTCCAGAAACTCCTCTGCGGTCATATTTACAGTTACTTCCACGGTGCCCTCCTTACGGCGTGGCCGCCGCTATTCTGTCAGTTGCCATTTGTGCATAGTCGTGGTTGATCTCGCAGCCTATGAAATCGCGCCGCAGGCGCTTGGCCACCACTCCGGTGGTGCCGCTCCCGGCGAACGGATCCAGGACCGTGCCGCCCAATGGGCTGCCTGCTAAAATACAGGGTTCAATCAGCTTTTCAGGAAACACGGCAAAATGGGCGCCGCGAAAGCCGTTTGTGCTTACGGTCCACACGTCCCGCTTGTTCCGGCGGCCCGTCTGGTTTTCTCGGTTCCCGTGGCTCTCGCGCTCCACCTGGGCGCTGTTGTCGTGTGCCCGCCCGCCGGCGTAGGCACCGCCCGGGCAGACCACCACGGCCGGCGCCGGCTTCTTCCCTTCGGGGCGGGACAACGTGACATAGGGGGGGGTGTGGCGGGCGCGCCAGGAGGGCGGAAAGACCCTTGTGGATGATTTCGTCCGCTATGCCGCCCGGAAGGGCGTTGCGCCGCGCTACGGCGAC